ACGCCGGCGCCGCTGCTCGCTTGACTTGACTAAGCCCCTGTGAGCGCTTGAGAGCCGCCGCGGGCACCATCGGGCCGGGCGGCCGATCGAGAGCCGCTCCGAGGCGCTCAGGCCGAATGACGGGCTCGTGAGCATTGAGACCGGCGAGCCGCTCGATCTCTCGGAGGATCGCCCGCCGCGACACGCGCCAACGGGTGCCGATCTGAAACGCGCCCGGGAGCCGGCCCGCTTTGGCGCGTTGGCGAGCGCTCTCATAGGAGAGCCCGAGCCACCGCGCCGCCTCGTCGAGCCCGATCGTCGGCGGAACCTCGTCGCGGCCCATTAGAGCTCCTCGCTCTCGACCGCAACCTCGGCGAGCTCCAGCGTGGTCACGGCCCAGGCGAGCGCCTCGCGATGGGACGCTGAGCACGGCCAGAACCGGATAACGCCGACGTCGTCCTCCTCGGCGGCGCACCCGCAAGGCGCCTCGACCGGCTCGCCCGGCTCGCCATTCACGCCACACGCTCGCCGGTTGGCGCCATCGGCGGGAAGAGTGCGAGGAGCGGGACGTCGAGCACCCGGGCGAGCTCCATCCGGTGACGCTCGGCGATCTCCCGCTCGCCCGAGAACCATCGGCTCACGGCCGACTCGCTCACGCCGACCAGATCGGCGAGGTCCCGGCCGACGTACCCCTGCCGGAGCGCCTCGGCCTTGAGCCGGGCGCCGTACGCCTCGGCTCGTGCGCTTACCGGGTTACGCCCCCCCCCCCCCCCCGTCGAGCGGTTTCGGTTCCGTACGGGATCGCCCATTCGGCGCCTCCATTCCCCGTTGTCCCCCACCGAAAGCGATAGCGCCTGGTTTCCTCGCCGTCAAGTGAGTCCACTCACTCAGGCGCGACCAGGGCCCGAGCTCGTGCCTCGCGGATGTCTGACTCGTCAGCGTGTGCCCGGCGTGTGCCCGGCGCGGGCACCCGCGACCAGGACTCCCAGGTCAGAGGGTAGGCCCTTGCAGGGCCTTTATGGCTGTTTTCGCTGGTAGAGCGGTTTCGCTCGTCTCTGGCAGTCAAGAGGTTCGTGGGTTCAAGTCCCATCGCCTCCACTCTGACCAGGGGAAACACCCCAAAATGGTCACCCTCGAAATCGGCCGTGTGCCCGGCGTGTGCCCGACTCGCCCCTAATGGTGTAAACTTGACCCCATGTCAGGCACACGGAACACCACAGCACCCGCCCGCCCGCTCCCGCCCGGGATCACCCGCCACCATCGCGGCGGGTTCCGCGTCGTGGCGAGCTCGACCATCGCCGGCGACCGCCGGCGCCTCGTGCGCATCGAGCGCGGCGACCTGAATGCCGCCAAACGATTGCAACGCAAGTTGTATGACGAGCTCGGCGAGGCGCTCGGGATCGACGGCGCCGGCGACTCGCTCGCCGCCCTCTGCTCGCGTTACGCCGATGACCGCGAGCGCCTCGGCCGGGCCGAGTCCTACCTCGTCGAAATGCGCCGCAAGGTCGCCCTCCTCGCCCAGACGGCCCTCGGGCAGCGGCCGGCGAGTCTGGTCAGCGCGGGCGAGCTCGATGCCCTCTACGCCCGCCTCGACCGGGACGGCCTCGGCGCCTCGGGTGTCCGTGCCTGGCACGCCCTCCTCTCGGGCGCCCTCTCGGCCGGCGTCCGTTGGGGCGAGCTCGACCGGAACCCGGCGCAACAGGCGAGCCCGCCGGCCGAGCCTCGCCCCACAGGGATTGCACCCGAGCCCGAGCTCGCCCGCCGCTACCTCGATGCGGTCGAGCGGGTCGAGCCCACCCTCGGCGCCCTGCTCCGCGTAGCCGGCCTCACCGGAGCGCGCCGGGGCGAGCTCTGTGCGCTGCGCTGGACCGATATCGACGTCGAGGCGGGCACGCTCTCGATCGCCCGCTCGCTCTCGAGCCGCAAGGGTGAGCGCTACGCCGAGGGAGCGACCAAGAACCGCCGCAAGCGGGTAATTCCGCTCTCGCCCGAGGCGCTGGCCGAGCTCTTCGCGCAGCGGGCCCGGCGCGAATCGCTCTGCCTCGCCGCCGAGGTCGAGCTCCGCCCGGCCGGGTTCGTGTTCGGGCCCGATACCTTCCCGCACGGTTCCAAGCCCTACCGCCCCGATTTCGTGAGCAAGAAATCGCTCGCCATCGCTCGGGGCGCCGGCCTCCCGGCGGACGCGTGCCACCCACACGGCCTGCGCCACTACTTCGCCACGCGAGGCACGGCCGGCGGGGCGAGCGTGCCCGACATGGCGAGCTACCTCGGCATGGACCCGCGCGTCCTCGTGAGAACCTACGCGCACGCCGTCGACGAGACACAACGCGCCGCCGCGATGAACGTCGGGCGAACACTCGGCCGGTAGGATCGCCGCCGCGACAACGTGACCGGCGCCCGTGTGTCTGACAATGTGCGTTGCGCCGGTTGAGGCGCCCCGCGAGGCAACCCTGTCCCCGGGGCGCCTCGTCGCGTCTCTAGGCAAATCTTGGGCAATCTTGCCGAGCTAATTGCGGTCGCGCGGCCCACGGCCGAACACGCGCCACACGAGCGCCGAGACCGTCACGGAGAGCCCGCCGAGCCCCACGCCGAGCAAGAGCCATTCGGCCGACGTGAGCCCCACGAGCTCTATGCGCGATCTGGTCGACCGTAGAAACCGGCCGAGCCGAACGCGAGCACGCCGCCATCGCTCGCGAAGAGCCAGTAACCATCTGTGCCCCGGCCGGCGATCCCGATAATTTCGCCGGTCACGACGTCGGGATCGAACCCGCCGCCCTGGTACTGCGCATCGCCGAACGCGCCCACGGCGCCGTCGCTCGTCGTCGTCCAGTAGCCGCCGCCCGTGCTCGTGCTCGCGATCATGTTTTTCCCCTTTCGTTGCGCCGGCGCCGGTGCGCCGCCTCGTGCCGCTTGGGCGATCACGTCGCCCATCGGGAACCCGGGCCCGCAGTCCCAATGTCCGCCGCCCGCGGCGCCCAGGTCGACGTGCTGACACACGCCCGCCGCGCCGCCCTGTGCCTCGCCGGCCGAGAGCGCTCGGATGGGTACGCCGAACCGGCCGCACTCTTCGCGAACCCACTCGGCCGCATTGAGCAACATTGCCGGGTGACGGTCCCACTCGGCGCGGTCCCACTCGGCCCAGGCGCAGAGCTCGGCCGCCACCGAATAGGGATTCGCGTTGCCTTGCGTCCACGCCTTGTAACCGGGCGGGACGTACTCGCCCACGGTCCCGGCCTCGTCGTCGATCCCGACGTGAGAGCTCACGCCGGCGCCCGGGTTCGCAAAGTAGTTCCCGAGCGCTTGATAGGCACCGGGCCCGGTCGGGCCTTGCGCCGTATGGAGCACGACGAGGCGCACGCCGCTCCCGCCTCGGCTCGAATAGTTCGGGCTCGGGATCGCCACCCGGTTAAGACTCATCGTCTCGCTCGTCGTCACGGGCCCACGGTTCGCCGGCGTCGTCGGGCTCGTCGCGCGGGCCCGGCCACTCGCGCCAGCGGGCGAGCTCGGCCTCGATCTCGTCGGCCCGATCAGGCACGGACGTCGCCCCCGGGCTCGGTCGCGCTCTCGGCCGGCTCGACGCACGGGCGCCCGCATCGCCCGCACACGATCGGCGCCTCGGCGAGCTCACCGGGCACGCTCTTCGCGATGAACGCCTCGTCACACTCGCCATTCTCACAATGTGTTATGAGCGCCACGGGCGCCCCCTTTCATTTTATGGCACGCGCAACACCACGACCCAAGAGGCCCCGATTGTTGTGTCGGCCGGTGGCGTGGCGTTCGTGCTCCACAATGCCTGAAACAGGCACCGCGACTGCCCGTCGGGAATGTCCCAATTGTCGCGCGCCATCGTCATCGGCGTATTCGCTTGAGCGCCATTAGCGGTCGCGCCGACGACGACGGTCCCCGCCGGGATGCCGGGAACCTCCCATATGCCGGTGGAACTAGTTGTTACGCCGGCCGAGCCGGCATACATAATCGGCATTTGGGTCCAACCGAGCCCCTCGACGTATTCCTGCAGATAGGCGCGCCCACCGGGCGGGGTCATGGCGACGACTTGGCCGATGAGCTCGGCCCCGGGCCGGCCCGCAAAGTCCGCATCGCGGTCGGCCGTGTTCGCGTAGCGCCGCACGACCGTATCGGCGACGGCCTGGCCCCACGTTTCCTCGATCGTGTCCTGATACTGCGGTCGATTCGGGTTCGGCATCGCTCGATCCTCTCGCTTATGCGGCCCACTCGGAAACGCCCCAAGCGCCGGTTCCCCACGTCGCGCCGACCGTCGCCTCATACGCCTTGACATGAACCGTCCACTCGTCGGGCGATATGTGGTGTGAGTACGCGCCCACGAGGTAGAGCCCGGACCACGGCGCGGCGCCGGTATAGGCGACCTCGGCGAGCTCGCCGATCGCCACGAGCACGAGCTCGGCGCTCTCGTCGTCGTGAATGGGAACCTCGCACGAGTCGATGAGCTCGGCCGGGTTCGCCGTGCGCTTGAGCTCGCCGGCCACGAGCTCGTCGGCCTCGACCTGTCGCACGTTCAAGAGGTCCGTTCTCACGCTCGCGTTACGGCCGTAGCGCCGCACGCTCTCGGTATGGATGGCGGTCGCCCGGACGTCGCCCGCCTGGTTGGCCCAGTCGTACACATTGAGCACGCCGTTCACGTTCTCGATCAGGTCGAGCACGCTCGGGCAGACGAACCCGGGCGCCGTGCCGATGTGGTAGGTCGCGTCCGTTTGGCTCGGATCGAGCGAGAACGTGCCATGCCGGTAACGGATCGTGCCATCGCCCGCCGCCCACAGTGAGCCGCCGACCGCGCTCGCCACCGCCCCGCGAGCCGCGTCGAGCCGGCTCCCTACCTTGTCGACCGGGGCGAGCTCGGTAATGTCGTCGTCGAGGTCGCGCAGGTCGTTGGGGAACGAGGCGCGATCGAGGAGCTCGTCGAGGCGCTCGGCCGTGCTCTGTGCGGGTAACGGAGTGCCGTCGTCGCTCCCGAGCACGCTCCCGAGCATGTCAATGGCCTTGAGGCTCGTCGTCGGCTCGGAGAACGAGCCGACCGCATTCGCCTCGGTGACCTTGCCGTAGAACACGACGCGGGAACGATCGCTCGCCATGTGGCGCACCCGCACCCGCACGAGGTCGCCGAGTGCGGAGCGGGCGCCGCCGATGGCGTACTCGCCGGCCGGATCAAAGAGCACGAGCGAGCAGGTGCCGACGTCGCCCGGGTCGTCAATCCCGTTACGGCCCGTGTCGATATCGAGCGACTCGATATCCGCCGTGATCGTGTGCCACGCCGCCGGCGTGAGGTACCCGAGCCCCCACTCGTCGACGCCCCACGCCCCGCCGCCCCATTGTGTGCCGGTCGCCTCCCATGAGCGCACGATGCCGAGGTCGACCGCGACCTCGGCCCACGGCGCCCAGACCGACGAGGCAAGATCGGCCGAGCTCACGGGCCGACCAGGGCAGCGAGCCGGCGCCGCCCGTTCGCCGCCGCCCACGTTTCGAGCGCCCCGACGATGCGCCGGCCGGCGAGCATGGGGTCGCCGACGTCGCCGGTAAAGGTGATCGAGGGAGCGAACACAACCGGGGCGAGAGGATTCACGCCGGCCGCGCTCGCACCCGGCGCCCCCGTCGCGGTCACGCCCGGGATCGTGAGCCCGGGAATGTGTGGAATGTGCGAAAGGAAATTGCCGATTGCGCCCGCCGCGTCGCCGATCTTGTCGACGACCTTTTTAATCACGTCGATAACCGCGTTGACCGCATCTTTCACGGCGTCGAATGCTTTCTTGAGATCCTTGACGACGCCGATCGCCGTTTGCACCGGGCCGAACGCGACGACCAGATCGGCGAGCTTGTTCACGAAATCTTGCACGGCGTGCCAGCCGTCTTTGAACCATTGAACGAGGTCGCCCCAATATTTGATGATGATGACCACGACCGCGACGAGCGCGATGATGCCGGCGACCACGGCGAGGATCGGCCAGAGCGCCGCCCAGGTTGTTACTCCGAAGATTCCCGCTGCCGTCGCGGCCACCGAGAACACGAGCGCGAGCGCGCCGACGATAATCACGATGGCGACGAACGCCGCCTTATTGTTCGTCGCCCAATCGGCGAGCGCTTGCACGATCGGCATAAGCGTCATAAGTACCGGGATAAGCGCTAGGCCGATCTGCTCGGTCAGGTTGCCCATCGTCGCGTGAAACTCGCCCATCGTCGTATCGGCTCGCCCGCCGTATTGTTTGGTCTGATCGAGAAACTGGTTGAGGACGTCGGTCGCTCCGGCCGAGGTACTCGTCGCGTTGGCGACGTCGGCCTCGGTGCCGAGGCGCTCCATGTTCGCTTTGGTTACGCCGGCTTGAGCGTCTGAGAGTCGTTTCTGCTCGGCCGTCGTGAGCGTCGTTTTCCCGGTAAGCGACGCTTGAACCTCGGTCAAGTGCTCTTGGGCTTTCGCCTGGTCGGCGGTCGCCTTCTCGACCTTGCCGTGCACCTTCGCCATATCGGTCGCTTTTCCGGTGCCGGCCTCGATCTGGACGCCGTAATCCTTGAGCCCGGCGGTACGGCCGCGCATCGCCGTTTCCACCTTGCCGAGAACCTCGTCGACGTCGACGCCGAGCACCTTCGCCAGATCGGCCGAGCGATTGACGAGCTTTTCCGAATACCCCGCGGCCTGTTCTTGTGAGAGCCCGAACCCGGTCAGCGATACGCCGACCTTCGCCGCGAGTTTGTCGGCCTCGCTCGCCGTCATGCCGAACGCGCCCGCCGCCGTTTCGCCCCACGCCTTCACGCCATCGCTCGCGTCGCCGAACACGAGCGTCACGTCCTTCATGGCCCCTTTGAGCTCCATACCGGCGCCGAGTGCGGTTTGGGCCCATCCGAGAATTTCTTTGGTCGAAAACGCCCCGGCGAGCGTCGTCCCGACGCTCTTCATCGTCCCGCTCAGCCCTTGCGCCTTTTGGTCGACGGAGTCGATCCCCTTGGTCGCCTTGGCGACGTCGGTCAGTATCTCGATGGTGAGGCTCGTCGCCACCTAGCGCGCCGCCCGTTTCTCGTCGTCGAGTACCTCGCCCATCGCCACGAGCTCGCCGAGCGTGAGTCCGCGCAAGGCAACGGGCGAGCATCCCCACACCCGGGAGAGCCGCACACGGAGCCCGGTCACGGTACCGCCGTCGCTTGGCCTTTTGGGATGAGCCCGCTCGCCGCCTCGATGAGCTCGCCGAGGGTGGCGATTTCACGGTCGGGATCGACGAGGCGCACGAGCTCGCGCATGGTCGCGATCGACCACTCGCCCGAGGCAAGCTCGTCGATCACCTTTCCGAACGAGCGCCCGGTCCGTTGCTCCATCTCTTCTAACGCGTCGATCGAGATACCGGCGAGCGCCGGCGGGAGCTCGGTCGGCGCGGTCCCGTTGCTCGTGCTCATCGTTCGGCCTTTCTACACATTTTGTCGACCCCTTCTCGGTATTTCGCCTCGGCGCCCGCCGCCGATGCCGCGAGCGCGTCCTCGGCGAAATGCTGGCCCTCGATGTGGTGGGACGCGTCGCCGTAATTCTGGACGCCGGCATAGTCGAGCGACGAGCTCGCGCTCGCCTTGTCGGGCGAACCGCTCGCCACGAACGAGCCGGCGAGTCGGCCGCTCCGAACCGGCGCCCGAGAGCGCACGGCCGAGACCAGATCGCGGGCGACGTCGCCGTTCATCGGCGTCATATCCTCAAGGTCGCCCTTGAGCCCATCGAGCGAGCGGGAGAGCTCGGGCAGTCCCTTTACCTCGATATCGGCCACGAGCTCACGGTACGGCCGGCGTGACCACGAGCGTAGGCACGCCGATGATCGGGATATCGAGCGAGAATTTCGCCGCATCGTCGGCGGTCGGCCCGAACGGTGGGCGCCGGCATTGCATGTTGCCCGAGAGCGCGGCCGCGTTCCCCGCGGCGTCCGTGCCCGTTATCTCGAACGTCGCCGATTTCAGCGCGTTGTCCCACAGGAAATTGCAGAGCCCATCGGCCTCGGTGAAATCCTGGTACCCGGCCAGGGTGAGCGTGCCCTTCTCGGCCGTGGCAATCTCGCTCTCCTCGCACAGCGTTTTGATCGTCGCCGTCGTCGTATCGAATTTCACCGTCGCCTCGCTCACTTGGCATTCGACCGTGAGCGTGCCGACCGTAACCGTAAATTCTGCCGGCATGATGATTACCGCGCTTGCCATGTTCTGATCCTTTCTAGGTGATCGAGTACCGCATCGAGAGCGTGAGGGTCGAACGGAGCGCTTGAATCTCGCCGTTACGGGTCCGCTCGGGTACGGGCGCCTCGGCTCGATCGAACCGCCACGCCCGCGGCAAGCGTTCGAGCACGAGCTCGACGTGATCCTCTAGGTCGACGAGCGCGCCGATGGGCTCTTGCGCGTTGACGACGACGAGCGCCTCGATCGAGTGCCGCACCACACGCCCGGGCCCGCTGTCGACCGCCCCATCGAGCCACGAGGCACGGCTCGGCTCGACCACGAGGGCAGGGAGCGCCTTGATGGCGTCCACGTTCGGCGCCGTCGTGAAATCGGAACCGGCGAGCGCGGCGAGGAGCTTCGCCCGTTCGTCGCCGAGGTAGCTCACGGTCGCCGCTACTGGGCCCATGAGCCCGGCGTGAGGTAGGCCCCGAGCCGGGCCCGGGTCCAGCGGTCCCAGGCGATCGGCGGAACGATCGGCGCCCCGCTCCCGTCGACCGCCGCCGCCGGAGTCGGGCTCTCGTTGTTGCGGTAGGTGAGCACGGCCCCGAGTAGCACGCCGTCATGGAGGTCGGCCGGCCAGGTCTCCGGGTCGCGCCACTCTTCGGCGAGCAACGGGACGACGTGAGCCTCGGCCGTGTCCAGCGCGCCCTGTATGTCGGCGTCGTCGGCCGCGGGCGCGCCGCCGAGGCGCTCCCGTACCTCGGCGACGTCGACCGGGCCCTCTGGCATTCGGCGCTACTTCCCCGAGCTCTTGCGCTCGTGAGAGCCGGCGCCGTTGCCGGCGCCGTTGCCGTTCCCGTTGCCGGCGAGCACCATTTCGCCGACGTCGCCCGCGGCGACGGTCGAGGTAATGAGGATCACGCCGCGCTTTTGCAGCACGACCGCGGCGAAATAACCCCACACATTGAATTCGACGAGCTCGGGCCCGCTCTTCTCCTGAAATCGGAATTCGAGCATCGAGCTCTCAAATGACATCGCGTCCGACGGCCCGGCGCCGATGATGATCTGCCCGGCATCGAGTCCCCACGTCGGGCGCGTCTCGACGCCGGCGATCGTGCCGGTCGCGTACGCCGCCGACGTCGTGCCGGCCGCATTCGTCGGCCCATTGAGCAAGTACGGGAAGAGCGGTCGGCCGTCCGTGCCATCGGCGCCGACCAGCGCGGCCCATACGTGCGAGCTCGGGAGGATCACACGCCCGGGGGCGAACCGCGTCCCCGGGAGCATGCCGAGCGCGGCCCGGATCGCTTGCTCGGCCGCGACCGCCGTCGCCCCGCCGGCCGGGCCCGGCGTCGCCCCCGCCGCCAGTACGCCCGCCATCGTCGACTCTGTGCTCTGTGAGTAGGACTCGCGCAGCGCGTCCGATATCACGCGGTCGGCCAAGCCCGGCGAGGCGTCGAGGAGCTCGCGCGACGCCTCGGCCCGCCCGCTCTTCGCTCTCGGCGTCACCGTGACCTGATCGAAATTCACCACGCCGGGCGAGTCGGGCTGTCCCTCGACGTGATCGCCGACGAGCGAGCTCGGCGTCGTGTCCTTGAACCGCGGCACCGGGATCGGCCGATTGTCGGTAATGCTCGCCGACGTGAACGCGCTCACACTCGGGCGCAATTGCGCGATCTGGTCCACGTACCAATTGCCGCCCCACGCCGGGGCGATGATCTGCGGCCCGCTCGCCGAGTCGTTCGACGCCGCCGCGATGTAGTCGCGTAACTGACTCTGGAACTGCGCGGCCCGCCGGCCCGCCTCAGAGTCGCCCCTCGTGCCCGAGGCGTAGAGGTCGGAGAAGAACCCGAACCGCTCGCTCACCCGCCCGCCCTCGACGTAAGGCGACGGCTCTCGGGTGATCCGGTTCAGCGGGTCCGAGCGCACGCCGAGCGCGGCGAGAACCTCGGCCACGGTCTGGCCCGCGCCCGGCGCGGCCGGTGCCGGTGCCGGTGGCGCAGCGCTCGCCGGGGGCTCGGCCGGGCCGGGCGCGGGTGGGCTCGGTGGCGCCGGTGGTTCGCTCGGCGGCGCCGGTGGCGGGTCGCTCGGGAGCGAGCCGGTCGGAGGCGCGTCGCCGGTGACGAGCTCGGGCCGGCCGTCGTCGTCGACTCGTTCGGGACGAAACGCCTCGGCCGCGATCGCTCTCGGCCGGCGTGTGGTGTGTCGAGTCGACGAGTGTGCCATATGTCCTTTTTCCTTTCACGTACCGACCCGGGCGAGCGCCCAGGCCGGGAGAGTCACGAGTGAGACCTCGCGAGCGAGCGCCGCGTTCACGACGATTTCGCCGGCGAGCTCGGTCACGTCGACGATTTCGGCGCCGATCGAGAGACCGTCGAGGATGCCGTCGCCCGCCATCGAGAGCGCCTCGTCACCGTCGCGGGTCCGCGCCACCTTGAACGTTGCGCGCAGTCCGTTCGGCGTGTCCTTGAAATCGAGCGGAGCGCCGAGCGGGCGCGAGCGGTCGTGGTGGGCGAGCAAGCGAGCGCCCTGGTCGACCAGGATCGAGCCACGCACGAAGCGCACCGGGAAATCCGCCCCGTTCACCCGGGCCGGGATATCCCACGGGACCACGAGCCCGCTGATCGTGCGCCGGCTCTCGTTCACGCCACCGACCGGCGCCGCCGCCCATATCTGGCCCGGCGCGGGCTCTTCGGCGAGCTCGCCCCACAAGCGCAATTGGTTCGGGTGCACGATCACGAGTGCCGCCCGATCCCGAGCCAGGTCAAGAGCGCCACGCCGGCGACGACGCCGACCTCGATCAGGAGGATCACGGTTTGCGCCGTCGTCACGGTACGGGGCCCGATCGTGGCGCGGCGAGAGCGGGCGCGGGAGCGGGCGCCGCCGGGAGAGGCGCGGGCGCCTCTTGGGCCGGTGGGCCCTGTGGCGCTTGCACGCCGAACCCGAGCAGGTCGCGCGCCTCGGGCGCCTCGATCAGTCCCATCGGGTAGAGCGTGGCGACCATCGTCACGAGGTCGCTCGTCGCCGGGCGCATGAGCTCGGTCAGGTCGAAGCGGACGTGTTGTCCGTGCGGTACGACGTCATCGGCGCTCAAGCGCTGCTCGACCGCCACGAGGTACGGCGCCATCGCCTGTAACGCTTGCTGATTCTCGCCCTCAATGTTGCGATAGGTGAGCGTGGCGCCCTGTGGCGATGCGGCGAGGAGCCCGTGAGGGACGCCGGTCATGCGGGCGATTTCTAGGACCGCTTGCTGTCTGCTGTCGGCGAGCTGCATTTCCACGGCCGTAAAGCCGACGTGATCGACGTCGAGCGCGCTGTTGAGGTACGCCGTCGTCCGCTTGGCCCGGCTCGATTTCCACGCGTCGAGTATCCCGGTCACCGTGTCGTCGGGCAGGTCGACGCCCGAAACGTTCTTGAGCACGATCGTCGGCATGGGCTCGTCGGCGTAGTGCTTCGCCGCCCGCTCCAGCGCCATCGCCGTACGGATGGCCCGGGCGCCGTCGACACACCAGCCGCGGCCGTTGGGCGCCCCGAACGCGATCACGTCGCGCTCGTCGAGCTCGATCCCGTCGACGAGCCAACCGAGGATCACGAGCCCGATACCGGGATACTGCTCGGTGCGCGGCGTGCACCGGGTCGGCTCAAGGCGCCGCACGACGAGCGGGAAGCCCGAGAAATCACGGAGCAACACGCGCCAATAGGCCCGGCCGGCCAAGCACATATCGGCCAGCGTCCACCAGATCGACGTGCACGCCGGCGTGTTGTTATCGCTCTCGGGATGCGACAAGAACGAGCCCGGCTCTAGCTCGACCGCTCCGCGCCAACGCTGCAGCGGGAGCGTCGAGCCGCGCCCGGCGATCACGTTCAAGGCGCCGGCGATCGACGACACCCCGAGCGCCTCGGTCGCGGTGACCGGCGCCTCGTCGCCCGTACCGATGGTGAGCCCGGTGACCTCGGTCGGGAGCCCGCGCTCTTGGGCCCGGCGCTCGTCGACGCCGGCCTCGATCGCTCGACGTCGCCGGAAGAGTGCCATACGGCGCGCCAGGCTACGCCCCGGCCCTGGTCCTGATCGCTTGACTTGACTAGCCGACGATGATCCTCGGCGCGATATGCGGCCGGCTCACTCGGTGCGCGGCCACCGCGGCGGCCACGAGAGCCGAGATATCGGCCGAGCTCACGGCGCGCCCGAACGCCCACGAGTCGGCCACGGCCCGCCGGCCGACCGCCCGCGCCGCCGCGTCGAGCTCGACCTGGCCTCGATGAGCGAGCCGGCCCTCGCTCACCAGGTCGTAGAACATTTGGCACGCGGCGAGGTAGCTGCTCGTGTTGTAGGGCTCGACCGCCTCGCCCGCGGCCACGAGCTCGCCCACGATCGAGCGAGCCGGCCCGGCCTCGGTCGCCACTATTGCCAGCGGCGCCCATTTCGCCCGGAGCTCGGCGAGCGCCGGGGCGAGCCAATCGGTACCCGCTCGCTGCTCGACGAGCTCGACGACGACACGCTCGCCGGCGATCCCCGCCGCCGCGATCGAGCTTTGCCCTCGATCGTGCGCCACGTCGAACCCGAACACGAGCTTGGGCCCGATGCGGAGCTCGGGCGAGAGGCACGCCCGCCAGGACTCGGCCGAAATGATCGCCTCCACGCCGGCCGTCCAGCGATTCAGGTGAGCCCGCTCGAATTCGCCCCGGCTCTCGGGCGAGGTCGCCATCGCGTAGGCGTGCCCGAGCTCGTCGAGTCCGATCGTCTCGCCCAATGCCGGGTTCGCCGCCTCCCACGCGGCGACGTCGCTCGGGTCGAGCTCGACCGGCGCCGCCCACTCGAACAGGGCGAGCCGATCCTCGGCCGCACCCGGGAGCCGGCCGGCCTCGACGAGCTCACGGAGCCACGCACTCTCACTCGTGCCCGCCGTCGAAACGACCCACAATTGGGGGTCGGGCCGGGCGATCTGGGTCGGCGTGAGCGCTTGAGGCACGCGGTAGTCGCGCAGCGCCCACGCCTCGTCCACGATGGCGAGATCGAGCGAGTACCCGTGAGCGCCACGTTCGGAGGCGCTCGGCATGACCAGGCGCCCGCCGGTGGCACGGAGACTGAGCGCCTCGTTGCCGTTCGATCGAGTCGCCGTCGCATCGAAGAGGTCGACCAGGCGCCGGCCCGTGAACGCGTCCGCGATGGGCGAGAACATGACCTCTTTGCCGACCGCTCGGATCGAGGAGAGCGCGCCCACCGTATCGCCCGTAACGAGCCGGTGCGCGATGAGCGCGCGCAGGAGTGAGCTCTTCCCGTTCTGGCGAGCCACGGTGACGACGACGGTTCGCCATCGCCAACGCCCGCCCACTCGATCGAGCCCGCGGTTCAGCACGAGCCGTTGCCACCGGAGCGGGTCGAGGTCGAGCACGCCCCGGGCGATCGCCGCCGCCCTCGGGCCTTCCGAGCGCCGGGTCGCCTTCGGAGGCGCGAAGAGTGCCGGATGCATTAGCCCTGGTCGCTCCCTGGCACTAGGGCCCGGCCCGGCCGGTTCGTCGCCTTAGGCGGGATCGTGTGGGGAGCCTTGCCCATCGTCGGGCTCGAGCTCCTCCTCGAGCTCGGCCTCGGTCGTGTCGAGCCCGGCGAGCCACTCGGCGAGCTCGGTCGGCCCGGTCGCCTCGCTCACGATCCCGAGCCGGACGAGGATCACGTCGAGCCGTCGATCGAGCGCGGCGATCGCCGAGCGCGGGGTCGAGTCGTCGACGAGCATCCCGGCGAGCAGGCGGGCGCGCGCGACGTCGACGCGATGCTCGGGCCCGAGCCGGCCCTCGCCCTTGCCCCGGCGGATGGCGCCGGCGAGCTCGCCCGGGACGGTCGGGAGCTTGGGCACTACAACCGCGGCCGGGCGAGGAGCGCCGTCAGCACGGCCACGAGTACCAGGACCACGATCACGATGCCCGCCACTAGGCCCACGCCGGTTGTCCGATCGTCAAGCGACCAGGCGCCGGCCTGAATCGAGCCCGCTCTCGGGCGCACGGATCATGCACGGCCGACAAGGCTACGGGCCCGGGGCGCTATTGGGAGGTTTTGGGCCCGGTGGGGGAATCCACGGGAC